TAACGCCGTCAACAGAGCGCTGACGCAAGTCTTTGACGACTACGACGTTGCACCGCTCCAAAATATTGAGACAATGAATTTTAGGGAGAAAAAATGGAAATTTGCCATTGAGGACGGCACGGCCGCGGCGTATGGTTGGGGCAATGGCGGCAACCTCTATATAAATCAAAAGCTATTGGGCAATAAGAAGCTCGAAAAGGCATTTACAGAGAGCGCAAACGGCCTGCTTGATACAGTTATTAAAGGGGCTGACGTTATTTTGAACAAACCTAACCTTAAAGAAGCGCAGCGCAACTATATTATGGCGTTGGTGAACACCAAGCGGCAATGCGTCGCGCAAACGGCCGAAAACTTCACAGAATCAACGACGATCCATGAACTTGGGCACGCACTGCACGACAGAATATTTTGGAAATATGGGAAGTCGGCGAAAAACCCGAGCGGCATTGACTTTGGCGCGAGCATGAGCAAATACGGCGGCAACATTTCTGGCTATGCAATTTCAAGCACGAACGAATATATTGCAGAGAGCTTTGCGGCGTATTATTGCGGAGAGGGCGACAAGCTCGACCCCGAAATACTAAAAATGTTTGAGGAGAGCAAAAAGCAACAATGAGCAAAGAAAAATTGATTAAAGACGATTTTTTTGCGGATTTGGAAAAGCTCGCCGCAGAGATTGAAAAAGAAAAGAGCAAAGAAAAACCACTAACGGATTTAAAGGACTAACGGAATTAACGCGCATATATGGCGCGTTTATGCACGTTAGCCCTTTTTATTTGTCTTTGGGGGCAGACGTTAAACAGCAACCGCAAAAATAACACGGGGCGGCGCATCGTCGCAACGTACCGAAAAGGAGAAAACACAAAATGGCTGATGAAATGACCAACACTGCAACGGGGGCGGCAGAGGAGAACGAGACCGCAACCGAGACGACCGAAACGGCGAAAACGTACACGCAAGAAGAAGTGCTGCAGCTACTGCAGAGCGAGAGCGACAAGCGCGTGGCGCAGGCGTTGAAAACACAGCAAAAGAAGTATGAAAAGCAGCTTTCGCTTTCCAAGCTCGACGGCGAAGAGAGGGCAAAGGCAGAAAAGGACGCGCGCATTGCGGAGCTCGAAGAAATGCTGCGCGAGCGCGATATTGCGAACAACAAAAGCGAGCTGAAAAGCGTGCTTGCAAGTCGCGGCCTTTCCGCCGAATTTGCCGACATTCTCAATATTACTGACGATATTGAAGCATCACAGAGCAACATTGACAAGCTCGACAAGCTCTTTAAAGCTGCCGTCAAAGCCGAGGTAGAAAAGCGGCTTGCAGGGAACGCGCCGAAGGGAAACAGCGCAACCCCGACCGCCGAAATGACAAAGGAAGAGTTTGCAAAGCTGCCGCTGTCAAAGCAAGCGGAAATTTACCGACAAAATCCCGAGCTTTACAAAAAACTAACTAACTAAAAGGAGTATTAAAACCATGGCTATTGCTACTTACGAAAACGTTGTTATTGAAAACAAGATGACCGAGCTTGTAAACACTCGCGCAAACATTAACGCGCTGTTTACTGTCGACAACTCGCTGACCACTGACGCAGGGCTAAAGAAGGTGATTAACAAGTACACTTACACTGGCGCTGTCGAAAAGCTCGCAAAGGGCGCAAAGAACTCTACCAAGGGCGCTGTCACGCTCTCCCCGTCCGAATACACTGTAGAACGCTATCAGCAGACCTTCACTTATAACGATCTTGACGTTATGGCCGATCCTTACGTGCTCGACGTTATGACGCAGGGCGCGTCCGAGCTTATGGCTAATCATATCCGCGAGCAGTATTTTGCAGAGCTTGCAAAAGTCTCTAACAAGCACACTTACACGACGCTTAACTATGACACTATCGTTGACGCGCTCGCATCTATCGGCCGCGAAGTCGAAAGCGACATGTTTATTGTTATGGGACTCGACTCCAAGGCAGCGATCCGCAAAGACCCCGACTATAAGGCGTCCAAGCAGGGCGAGATCCTTTATACTGGCCAGTTTGGCGACATTTGCGGCGTTCCTTGCGTTTGCTCGAAGCTCGTCACCGATGGCGCTGTATATATCACGGCGAAAGACCAGATCAAGCACTTTGTCAAGAAGGACGGCAGCGTTGAGCAGGATCGCGACATTGAGACGAAGGACAACACTGTTGTTTACGAGCGTCACGGCCTTATGGCGCTTGTCGATGAAACCAAGTCGATCAAGCTGACGAAGTAAAAAACACTATTTGAGGGGGCGGCTAAATGAAAGATGATATTAAAACTATGCTTGGCGACGCGGCGGGCAATTTCACGGACGCACAGATCGACTTGTGCGTTAGGCGCGCGACGGCAGAGGTAAAAGCATATTGCAAATGCGAGCTTGACGACGAGCTCAACGGGGCAGTATGCGACATTGCCGTTATTAAGCTGTACCGCCTTAATACAGAGGGGCTAACGTCAACGACGGCGGGCGGCGTGGTAGAGAATTATATTGACGGCTACCCCGCAAACATTCTCGCCGTGCTCAACCGCAAAAGAAAGCTAAAGGTGATTTGATGATCAACGCAGATATGCGAGAATATCCGTTTTACCTCTACGGCAGCGCGAACGCCTACGGGCAGCCGTCCCTCTCAACCGACGCGCAGGGCGTTGTAAAAATGGCTATTTATTTGACGGGGCAGGCAAACCAAGAAAGCATCAAGTACAAGGGCGCGTCTTATGTGGGGCTCACGCACAACAAAAACGTGACGGACTCGTATGTTATCGCATACGGGAAAGAACGGCTAAAGGTGCTGTATGTGCAGCCGCAGGGGCGCTTTGTGCATGTATATTTGGGGGCTATGTAATGTCAATTAAAGTCGAGGGCGTTGACGGAATTATTGCGCACTTGGAAGAGATCGCGAGGGCGGCTGCTCTTGAAAAAGCCATGGGCAAGGCGTGCGCGTTGGTGGAAGCTGACGCGCGCAAGAATGCCCCGAAGGACAACGGCGAGCTGCGGCGAAGCATTGAAAGCCGCGTGGAGCGCGTCGGCAGCGACGTTGTCGGTATTGTCTCGACGCCGCTTGAATATGCGCCCTACGTCGAGTTTGGGACGGGCTTATTTGCCGAGAATGGCGACGGGCGGAAAGATGTGCCGTGGCACTATCAAGACGAAAAGGGCGAGTGGCACAGCACACGCGGCCAGAAACCGCATCCGTTTATGCGTCCTGCGCTAAACGACAACCGCGAGAACATAAAGAAAATAATAAAAGGGGGGCTTAAAAATGATTGATTATCACGCGCAATTGCGCGCAGCCCTCTCGCCTATATTGCCCACTTACTACGAAATGACGCTAACAAGCGGCCTTGGTACTCCTTGCATTAGTTATATGGAAACTAACAACTATTCAAGCGCAAACGGAGACACAAAAAGCGTTAGCGTTATAACGTACCAAGTAAAAGTGTGGGGCAGCGATATAGGCGAGCTGCAAAAGTACGCAGTGCAAATTGACGCGGCATTGCGGCCGCTTGGCTTTAAGCGAGTTTCGAGCGGCGAGCTATTCGATCGCGCGTCAACCATGATCCAAAAAATAATGTCGTTCGAAGCGACAGCAGAAGAAAATCACTAAAAGGAGCTAAAAATTATGGCAGGCATTTTGTCTAAAGGTATCACGCTCGGCTACAAGGGCACGGGCGGCACGCTCAAAACGCTCACTAACCTACAGGAAATCCCCGAGCTCGGCAACAATGCGCCCGAGAAGGTGGACGTAACTGTATTGAGCGACAGCGCCAAGAAGTCTATTGTTGGGCTTTCCGATTCCGCGCAGGACTTGGCTTTTAAGTTTCTTTACGAGAAGGAGCAGTTTAGCGAACTTTCCGCGCTTGACGAAAGCGTGGAGTGGACTGTGACGCTCCCCGACGGAACAACGGCAACGTTTACCGCGACCCCGTCCGTAAAGCTCGCAGGCGTTGGCGTGTCCGCACCGCTTACGTATTCTCTCAATCTTTCTGTCGAAAGTTTGATTGAATTTGCATAAATCCCTATAGGGAGTGGGGAGAGGGCTTTTCTCTCTCCCTCTCTCCACAATTAACAAGAGAGAGGTAAAGAATAATGATGTATACAGAATTTAACGCGGGCGGCAAGAGCTACAAGCTGCGACTGAACACGCGCAACACGCTGACGCTCGAAAAGATGATCGGCGGAAACCCGCTTTCTATTTTCGGCAACGGCGACACAGTGCCGCAGATCACGACGCTTGTGCAGGTGCTTTATTGCTCGTTGCTGCAACTTAATCACGGCATTTCGCTTGACGATACATATACCATTTTTGACGACTATTTGGCAGACGGCAACAGCGCCACAGATTTTATTAAAATCGTCATTGATATTTATAAAGTGTCTGGAATCATCAAGGCGGACGGCGTGACCGAAAAAAACTAACGGAAGAGGACGGGGCGCAGGCGTGCCGTTCTCTTGTTAGATTTGAGGACAATATATATAAATGGCTTGAAATCGCGTTGGACGTAGGAATTAGCGAGCGCGATTTTTGGAAAATGACGTTTGCGGAAGTGGATCGGGCTGTGCAATGTTGGCAACGGACGCGGAAGCGCGACCAACAAGAAAAGGCAATGTTTGTGCATATACTCGCCGATTTGGTGGGGCATAGCGTGGCGCGTATTTACTCGCAAAACGCAACATTTCCAAGCATTACTGACGCTTTCCCTTTGCTTTTCGAGACAAGCGAAGAAGAGCAGAAAAAGCAAGCAGAAGCAGCGGCGGAAGTGTCCGCGTTAAGATTCATGCAATTTGCGAAAGCGCATAACAAAAAGAAAGGGGGTGCTAAAGGAAATTGAAAGAAGAATTAAAAGTCATTATAACGGCCGAGCTTGCGAAATTTAAAAAGGAGCTCGACGAGGGGAAAAAAGAAATAAAGACATTTAAGGAGCGCGTCAAAGAGGCGGGCGAGAATGTCGGCGATACAATGAAAAAAGCGGGCGAGGGCGTGGCAAAGGGCACAAAGGCTATGGCTGTAGGCGTAGCGGCAGCAACTACAGCTATGATCGCTCTTGTGGAGTCTACGAAAGAATACAGACAGGCGCAAGCGCAACTGCAGACGGCGTTTGAAGCTGCAGGCGGGAGCGCAAAAGAAGCAGAGCAGACCTATAACGCTCTTTATAGGGTGCTTGGCGATGGCGGGCAGGCAACCGAAGCGGCGCAGCACTTGGCGAAGCTCACGACTAACGAGCAGGAGCTTGCAGAGTGGACGAACGCTTGCCAAGGCATTTATGCGACCTTTGGCGCGAGCCTGCCGATCGAATCACTGACCGAAGCCGCGAACGAGACGGCGAAGGTGGGAACGCTCACGGGCGCACTGGCCGACGCGCTCAACTGGGCGGGAGTTAGTGAGGACGCATTTAACGAGCAGCTTGCGGCGTGCAATGACGAAGCAGAGCGCGAAAAGCTCATACGCGAGACGCTGAACGGGCTTTATAGCGACGCTGCGGCAAAGTACGAGAAAAACAACGCAAGCGTACTGGCGCAGAATGAAGCGCAGGCCGATCTCGACAAGTCGCTTGCGTCTATTTCAAAAACATTAGAGCCACTTATTGCAAAAATGACGTCTTTTGCAAACGACGTGCTAAAAGTCGTAGCGGACAACCTTGGAAAGACGCTTGCTTTCATCGAGGAGCACAAAGTTATTTTGGGCGTTATGGCGGGCGTTATTGGCGGCATCGCGGCGGCAATCGGCTTGTATAACGCAGTGGCGGCCGTGAAAGCGGCAATGGACGCGGCCGAGGTGGTGACAGTGTGGGGGCTTGTTGCGGCGCATCTGGCGCACGCTGCGGCCGTCGGTGCTGCACTCGCTCCGTATTTGGCAATCGTCGCAGCCGTGGCGGCTGTCATTGCTATAGTCGTGCTGTGTATTAAATACTGGGACGAGATCGTTGCGGCCGTAAAAATCGCCATTGAAGCAATAGGCAATTTCTTTGTGTGGCTGTGGGACTGCATTGTTGGCGGCGTTACGGCCATGTGGGAAGCTGTTAGCGGCTTTTTCGGAACAATTGCAACGTGGATTTACGATAATGTTATTAAGCCTATAGCCGACTTTTTCGTTGGCTTGTGGGAAGGAATCGTAAACGCTTTTCACACTGTTATTGACCCGTGGATCGAGATTATCAAGCGCGCGTCTCAATTGGTTTATGACAAAGTAATTAAGCCAGTGGCGGACTTTTTCAAAAAGCTGTGGGACGGCATCGTTAGCGGGCTCAAAACGGCATGGAGCGCTATTAGCGGCGTTTTCTCTGTCGTTGCCAATTGGATAAATGACAAGGTAATACAGCCAGTGACTAAATTCTTTAGCGGGCTGTGGGACGGCTTTAAAAAAGGCGCGTCGGCAGCTTGGGACGGCGTGAAAGCTATTTTTTCTAAAGTGGCGGACTTTTTCGGCGGCATCTTTAAGGCAGCGTGGGAAAAGGTGAAAGCTGTTTTCTCTGTTGGCGGCAAGATATTTGACGGAATCAAAGACGGCATTGTAACGGCGTTTAAAACCATTGTAAATGCTATTATTACGGGCATTAACAAAGTTATTGCCATTCCGTTTAACGCTATTAACTCTGTTTTGGGGAAAATTCGGGAAATATCCATTTTGGGCGTGCAGCCGTTTACGTGGGTGCACACGTTCAACGTCCCGCAGATACCGAAACTGGCGCGCGGCGGCGTTGTCGATGGCGCGACAATAGCCATGGTCGGCGAACAAGGCAAAGAAGCAGTGGTGCCGCTCGAAAATAATCTTGAATGGCTCGACAAGCTCGCAACCATGTTGAGTAACAAGATGGGCGGCGGCCGTCCGATCGTGCTCAAAGTGGGCGAAAAGACGCTTGCAGAGACGACTTTTAACGCATGGAATAACTACGTTGCGCAAACGGGGAGCTGCCCCGTCAAAGTATGGTGAGGGGGTGCGCGTGTGACCTATTTAAAAATTAACGGCGTAGACTTTAGCGACATTTGCAACAAGCTCGACGTGAAAACAAACGTAAATTATAACGCGCAAACCAACGCTGCGGGCGGCACTGTTGTTGACTACGTAGGAGCAAAGCGCACTATTGACGTCGGCATTGTTGCATTGAGTGACGCAGACATGATCCGCGTGCAGCAGGCCATTAGCGCATTTAGCGTGTCGCTGTCTTTCCGCGATCCGCGCACAAATACGCTTGCCGAGGGCGTGCCTTGCATCATCCCGAGCAACACGGCGGCATACTACACGATCCAAGACGGGAACGTGCGTTATAACGCCATGACGCTAACATTTACGGAATTATAACGAGGGGGGCTATATATGATAACTGCAAATAAAAGCATTGTTGATATGATAAATAGCCCCGTGCGACGAATTGACGCGAGGGCAGAGCTTTACAAAGGCGCTGCCCTTGTCGGCATATTCAACCACACGGACGCGCTGCGGGAATTTACTGTGGAGCGAATCGGGGAAGAAAGCAAATTTTTCGGCTTTGGCGTTTGTCAAAAGCTCAATGTTAAGCTGATCGACCGAGAGCGCGCGCTTGATATAACCACAGCAAATTCGTTTGAGGTGGAATTTGGCACGGGCGGCGACTTTGTGTATTGCTATCCGCCGTTTAACGTGGCAGAAGTACACCGAGACGAAAACACCAACGAGCTTTCCGTGACGGCCTACGACGCTATCCATAAGGCCAGCAAACACACGTTTTGCGAATTGGGGCTAACGGGCGACTATACGCTAACACAATGCGCCACAGCGTGCGCAAGGGTGCTCGGCTTGCCGTTTAGCGTCGGGGCAGACTTGCAGCCCGCCTTTGACCTTTACGGGGCGCAGAGGGCTAATTTTGAGGGCACAGAGACATTGCGCGAAGTGCTCGACGATATTGCCGAAGCTACGCAAAGCATTTACTACGTCAATAGCGCGTGGGAGCTTACTTTTAAGCGACTCGACCGAGACGGCGAAGCGGTGCAGACGATCGGCAAAGACAAATATATCACGCTCGACAGCAAGACCAACAGACGACTTGCAACGATCGTTAGCGCAACGGAGCTTGGCGACAACGTGAGCGCGAGCACGGTGCAAAGCGGCACTACGCAGTACGTGCGGGACAACGCCTTTTGGGAGCTGCGCGAGGACATCGCCGAGCTTGTAGAAAGCGCCGTTGAGAATATCGGCGGCCTTACTATTGCGCAGTTTTCCTGCTATGGATGGCGCGGCAACCCGCTTTTGGAGATCGGCGACAAAATCGCCCTTGTAACAAAAGACGACGCAACCGCTATTGCATACGTGCTCAACGATACAATAACCTACAACGGCTATTTGAGCGAGACGACGCAGTGGAGCTATACCGACAACGGCGGAGAAAGCCTTGATAATCCGTCGACGCTCGGCGAAGCTCTAAAGCAGACCTACGCGAAAGTAGACAAGCAAAACAAAAAGATTGAGCTTGCCGTTAAGGGAGTCGAAGCGCAGCAGAGCTCCGTGAGCGCGATCGAAATGACGACGGAGAATATTACCGCCAACGTAGCGCACACGCAGAACGAGCTTGACGCACTGGCCGAAAGCGTTGCAATGAAAATGACCGCCGAGGACGTGGAAATTGCGATCAAGAAGGAAGTGGCAAGCGGCGTTAGCTCCGTGGTTACGGAAAAGGGCTATACATTCAGCGACGAGGGCTTACGCATCAAGCAAAGCGGATCGCAAATGGAAAGCCTTTTGGACGAGGACGGGCTAAAGGTATACCGCGACGGCGACGAGGTGCTAACGGCTAATAACGAAGGCGTTAAGGCGATAAACGTAAAAGTGAAAACGTATTTGATAGTCGGCGACAATAGCCGCTTTGAAAATTACCAAGGCAGCCGCACGGGGTGCTTTTGGATAGGATGAAAGGGGGCAACTTATGGCAGAATCAAAATATTTAGTCGAAGGCACGAACTACGCCTTTTATGTGGCGCTTGCCGTTGACGTGGCCAGTACGAGCGGCGACGAGGGCGGCAGCAGCACGTGCAACTGGAGTATCACAGCAACCGCCGTTAGGATGGCCACGTCGCAAAACTACCGCACGTTTGGCGTTAAGTATTCGGCCACAATCGGCGGCGAGTCGATCACTGGCACGGCGTACTATAACGGCAACAACAGCAGCTCGACGTTGGCAAACGGTACGTTGGTTGTGCCGCACAATTACGTCGTCAAGAAAACACTTTCGTTTTCTGGCGCGTTTACTGCGACCTACGCAAGATTTAACGATTCGATAGATTTTGCACTTGACGGCAGCTTGACGCTGGAAATCGCAAAAATGGCGTCGCAAATTATGGTAACGTCCGCATATATCGGCGTAGCGCCCACAATTACTATTAACAGAGTAAATAGCAGATTCACGGACACGCTAACTTATACGTTCGGCAGCCATGGCGGGACGATTGCGGAAAAGACAAGCGCGACGACGATCAAAGACTTTGTTTACCCGCTAACATTTTACGCAGAGATTCCAAACGCGCTGTATGGAATCGGCGTTATAATTTGCGAAACCTACGACGGCAGCGAGCTCGTGGGCACGTCGTACAGGGAATTTTACGCGCACGTAAACAAGTCGGCGAGCACGCCAACAATATTTCCGACAATCAAGGACACGAACGCGGCGACAGTGGCGCTGACTGGCGACAGCAACACGCTTGTGCGGTATATGTCAATTGCAAGCGTGACCATAGGAGCGGAAGCGCGAAACTATGCGACCATCAAAAGCCAGATATGCACGAACGGCAGCCAAGCCATTACAACGGCCACGGGCACGATCGATGGCGTAGAACAAGCAAAATTCTCGTGCTCCGCGACTGACAGCCGCGGCTATACGACTGCGATCAGCATGACGAAGCCGTTTGTTGAGTATGCGAAGCCGACGTGCAACCTTGTTGAATCGTCGCCCGACGCATCGGGCAACGTTGCGCTCGTGTGCTCTGGTACGTATTGGGCGGGCAATTTCGGCGTCGCAAATAACACAATAACGGCGCAGTATCGCTACAAAGAGAAGAGCGGCGGCACTTATAGCGAATGGGCGGAAATGTCCGTAACGACCGACGGGAACGGCTACACGGGCACGGCTGCGCTGTCTGGGCTTGATTATCGCAAGACGTACACTTTCCAAGCGCGGGCGGTGGACGCGCTCGCAGCGGCCAACTCTGGCGAAGCGGACGCGACAAGCCTGCCCGTGTTCCATTGGAGCGACAGCGACTTTGTCTTTGAAGTGCCCGTAATATTCAAAAAGGGCATAGAGGGCGTCGGCGGCGAGGACGTCAATTTGTCGAACTACTACACAAAAAGCGAAGTGGACGACTTAATTGCAGACATTGACACTGGCGGCGGCGAGGACGTCGATTTGTCGAACTACTACACAAAAAGCGAAGTGGACGACTTAATTGCAGACATTGACACTGGCGGCGGCGAGGACGTCGATTTGTCGAACTACTACACAAAAAGCGAAGTAGACGACTTGATCGCAGACATTGACACTGGCGGCGGCGTTGAGGTGGTGTCTGGCACATGGAACCCGACGCTTTCACCAACGGCTGCAATTAGCTCTTACACAACCAGAAAAGGTTGGTATATGTTGGTTGGCAACGTTATAACGATCGGCTTTCATGTCAAGGCAACGTGTAAAACGGCCTACCATTCAACCGCAATCCAAATTACAGGGCTGCCGCTCGCGCCCGCTGTCACGTCGTTCGGCGGCGGTGTGCTGCATAACGCCTATTTGGCAACGGGCTTTTGCTTTGAGGGGTGGGCTGTCGAGACTACGGGCGTAATAACGCCGCGCATACAGCCTTGCAACCCGACCAAGGCGGGCAACCTTGAAATATCGTCAACGGCAGGATATACGAGCGGCGGCGGCGTGATCACGCTTGGCGGCACTATCACTTTCCAAATTACATAAAAGGAGCATCGCAAATGGAGATCGAAGTTATCACAAATATAGTGCAGACTTTGGGCTTTCCCATTGCCCTTGTGTTTGCAATGGGCATATTCATCTATAAGCTGTGGCAGCAGAGCGTAACGAGAGAGGGCAAGCTGTACGACGAGATAGCGGCGTGTCGCGCGGTAAATGAAAAAGCTATTTCAACAATAGCGCACTATGCCGACAAGCTCGACACGATCCAAGAGGACGTCAAAGTTATTAAAGAAGATATTGTGCTCATTACTGACCGAATAGAGCACTAAAGCAAAGGAAAAATAATGCAAGGGGGGTCGTCTATTGGGCGACTCTCCACTTTTTTCCACTTATAAGCCAGATTATCCGACACTACCTAAATAACCGCCAGAGTCGGATAAACCGCAAATGGACTTTCCGCCGTTGGCTGTGTATAATTGCTTTATAAAGGAGTGTGAAATTATGTCGGTTATCCGTGTACATAAAACAAGCAATTTTACAGTAATGTCCAATTATCACTTTAAGGAAAAAAGAATGTCGCTAAAAGCAAAAGGGCTTTTGTCGCTCATGTTGAGTCTGCCGAACGACTGGAACTATAGCATTTCGGGGCTTGTGACGCTTTCGAAGGACGGGAAAGACAGCGTAATGACTGCGCTTGCGGAATTAGAAAAGTTTGGATATTTAACAAGGCAGCAGCTCGTTAACGAAAAGGGACAATTTAGCGGAGTAGAGTATCATATTTTCGAGCAGCCGCAAAAGGGAAACCCCGTTGCGGAAAATGCGAATACCGAAAATGCGAATACCGAAAAATCGCACGCGGAAAAACGCGCACAATTAAATACTAATCAATTAAATACTAAAAATAATAAAGATATTAAAGAATTAAACACTAACCCAATTAGCGAGAGCGAGCTTTTCGATATTTTGATTGATATTGATAATACCGATCTCGCAGAGCTTTACAAAGAATATACCGAATGGAGAGCAAAAACAGAGTCGCCGCTTACAGCGCAGGGGCTAAAAATGCTAATAAAACGCTGTGAGCGACTGTCTGGCTTTGACGTGTCCGTGCAAATGGCCATGGTAGAGACAGCGCTGATCCAAGGGTGGAAAAATGTATTTGCACCGAAACCCGAGGAGCTCCGCGGGGCTAATCCCGTAGCAGAGGAGCACGCGAAAATACTATTTGGCGACGGGTGAGCGTGGCGTTGTTTCATGTGAAAAAGCGAAATTAGCACAGAGGGAGCGCGAGACAATGAAAACGACGGCAGAAATAAAAGCAATGCTATTTGAAAGACTCGCGGAGCTCCAAGCGGGCGGGCTTACGGAACGCTACGAGGAGCAATGCAAAATCGAGCTCGCATTATTGTATGACATATTGGGCGACGAGATCGAAGAGGAGCACTGCGCAGCAATAGAAAATGCTATGTAAACTTTCTATGGCGTCACTGTAAAATTTTTTCGCGGAGCGTGGGCGTAACGCCTGCGCCCATGTGGGAAAACTGTGGAAAAGTATGTGGAAAATCTGTTGGAAAGTATGTGCAAAACTTGTTAAGAACTATGCAAAAATGCTGTGTTTACGCAAAAATCGCCCGTTTTCGTCTGGTGGCCAGAAAAAGAAAATAGGAAAAAGAAAACCAGAAAGAGAAAAAAGAAAAAAGAAGCAAAAAAGAATAAAAGAGAAAGAACAAAAGAAAAAGCACAAAAGAAAAAGCCTAACCTTTCATGTCTGTCTATGCGCGCGCGCGCGTGAAAGGGAAACCGCGGAACGGCTGCAGCTGCAAAAATAGCAAAAATCTATGATTTTTAGCAAAATTCACATTTAATTCATAAAAAGTTATCACAAAATCCACCATTTCCCAGAAAATAGGTGGTATAATAAGCGCGTAGCGCGAGCTACCGCGGGTGCAAGCCGTGAAAAATCAAATAACACGCTAATAAGCGGGACGGATTAAGAAAGCCACTTGCACTGGGGAGTATTAAACCGCCCCGCTTTCAAATTAAAGGAGTAAAGAAAAATGGCAAAGACAGCAAAAAGATTTTTTGTAACCCGCACAGCGTGGGCTTACAACGGCACGAAACGCTACGCAGATTGCTACGCGAGATTTGCAACAATGGAAGAAGCGCAAGCGCGTGCTGCGGAGCTCAACAAGAGCGAAAGCAGAGAAGCTCGCGAGGAGATGTACAAGCGATGGGTGGCAGACGGCGACTTTGACGCGGCATGGCTTGAGCAGAAGAAAGACAGCCGCTATCCGTTCTACTACACGTATGAAGCGAAAGAAAGCAAAAGCAAATGACCTCCAAGCCGACGGGCGGCGGCTTATAACCGCCCACAAAAATAAAAAAGGAGTAAAGGAAAATGGAAACTATAGAAATTCTGATTGCGTGCGCAATAACGGCTGCATTTATGCTGCCGCTTGCGAACTTGTACGAAAAATGGAAAAAGGAATTGAGCCAAGATGAACGAGACGAGTAAAAAACCTTACGTTTGTAAACGCCTGCGCATGTGCGAGTATCTAATTAAAAAGGGCTTTAAACCCGCGGCGACGATCCCCGACGCTGACAACCCGCGCTATAACTGGTGGCTATTCGATAACGCGCCCGAATTGTACGCGGCAGTCAACGAGTATTTCAAAACAATGCTTATTAGCAAAAAATAACTGAAAATTAAATTAAAGGAGTTATGGACATGGTAAGAATTTTTAACGAGTGCTGCGACTGCGCAACGGCAGCGTATCCTTGCAGGGGAGCAGAGTGCAAGCACAGACACGTCGAGCGTTTCTTTTGCGACGCCTGCGGCACAGAGGACAAGTTATATTATTTGGGCGACAAGCAGCTTTGCATTTATTGCGTCGAAGCCGAGCTTGAAGTGGTAGAAGGAAGCGAAAATGCGTGATCAGCATTTTAACTACTTAACAGTGCGCACATGCCCCGTTTGCGGAAAGAAGTTTGTACCAGCGCCAGAGCATGTGTATCGCGTGCGCGGGAAAAAGGAGAATGGGCTTGTATGCACATATTCGTGCGTACTGAAAAGTTATAGAGAATCTAACGAAACCAAAAAAGGAGTAAAGGAAAATGATTAAATTTAGGGACTTAACGGCAAGCGAAATCGAGTGCAGAGTGCAGAGCGTAAAGGCAAACGGGCTTATACTCTTGCTTTACAAGGACGCGCGCTGCGACATGAACATACTTGACGAGACTGTGGGCGCGGAGAACTGGCAGCGACACCATACGCGCGACAATGCAAATTGCGTTGTTGCTATCTGGGACGACGCCAAAAAGCAGTGGATCGAGAAAGAGGACACGGGCACGGAGTCGCAGACGGAAGCCGAAAAGGGACTTGCAAGCGATAGCTTTAAACGCGCGTGTTTTAACTGGGGAATTGGCCGAGAGCTTTATACAAGCCCGTTTATGTGGATTCCCGCAGAAAAGTGCAATATTACCAATGGCAAATGCTATGACAAATTTCGTGTCGAGAAAATCAAAATAGAGGACAAGCGAATCACGGCTATTGCGATTAGAAACGAGACTAAAAAAGCGCGCGCCTTTGTGTGGACGGAAGAAAACGAAAAGAGCGAAAGCAAAGGAGCATAAGGGAATGACGACAGTAATTGAATGGCACAACGCAAGAGTGGAGCTCCCCGAAGAATCGGGCGACTACCTTGTAAACACCGAAAACGACAATGTACATACAATGCACTACTCGAAAATACATAAAGCGTTTAACTGCTACGATTGGTGCACGCCCGAGTCGGTGGAGACTTACGAAGTGCGCGTTAAGTGGTGGGCGAAAGCAATAGATTTTCCGACGGACGAAAGCGAGGTGTTGAGCTTTGGCGAATTTTAACATGAACAAAGTCATACTTGGCGGCCGTCTAACGGCAGACGTCGAGCAACAGACTACCCCGAACGGGGTAGCTGTTGCGAAATTCTCAATAGCCATTAACCGCAGGAGCAGCAAGGACGACAGGCAGACCGATTTTATTAACTGCGTCGCATGGCGACAAACGGCCGAATTTATCGCAAAGTATTTCCGCAAGGGCTCGTCAATTTGCGTCGTGGGCAATATCCAGTCGCGCACGTGGACGGACAACAACGGCGGCAAGCGATACGCTACCGAGGTAATAGCCGACGAGGTGCTTTTTGTTGACAGTAAGAGCGACAACGCGCCTGCGACGGACAACGCGCCCGATCCATACGTCCCGACGGCATACACAAGCCCAGAGCCGCACTTTGAGAGCGTGCCAAACGACGACGATTTACCATTTTAACGGGGGAGCACATGAATAAAAGCATTATGTTTAGCAGCGCGCAGGATAACTGGGAAACGCCGCAGCATCTGTTTGACGAGTTAAACGAAGAGTTTCACTTTACGCTTGACGCCTGCGCCGACGAGAGCAACCACAAATGCGCGAAGTATTACACGAAAGAGCAGGACGGGCTTGCGCAGGACTGGGGCGGCCAAGTGGTCTTTTGCAATCCGCCTTACGGGCGCAAGGAAACGGGCATTTGGACGAAGAAGTGCTACGACGAAGCGCAAAAGCCGAATACAACTGTTGTGCTGCTCATTCCCGCGAGGACGGATCGCGCGTCCTTCCATGACTATGTGCTTGGCAAGGCGGAAGTGCGATTTTTAAAGGGGCGGCTGAAATTCGGAGACGGGAAAAGCCCCGCTCCATTCCCGAGCATGATCTGCGTGTTCGGCGGCAAGAGCGGTATTGAAAGACTATTGACGAAGATTTGGGGGCTTATATGCTGCAGGAATTAGGAATTAAACGAACGGACGACAGCGGAGTATTTTGCGAGCGCTGCGGGGCAGACCTCACGCAGCCGAACGCTTTAAAATTCACAATGCACGCTGACGGGATTTGCTTTCATAGAAACCATTTCGAGTGCACGAGCTGCGGCGCGCAAATGGTGCAGATCTTCCAACGCGAGCCAGACGCCGCGGCCGTATTCGCCGACGAATAAGGGGGGCTAATATGTATTTTCCAGACTACAGACACGAAACCGAAAAGCTAAACGACGTCGATCGGGCGTATATTGGCGGCTATAGGCACGCCGTCGAGGACGTGGGAGCGTTCTTTGCTAATCTCCCCGACGATTTGCTTTCCGTCGAAAAAGAAGTTATAGAGCGCGTGCGGGCAGAGCTTGCGGAGTGGGTGCGCATTTCGGAGACGGATGTTGTGTGCGCCTTGTTTGATATGGCCGACTATTTGCCGCAGAGCGTCTTTGAAAGCCTTGTGGACGCAAATGAAATACACGATACCGAACACGCCGCCAAGCCTTAACAAGTTTGCAGGGCGACAGAACGTGTGGGAATACCGCGAGCAAAAAGAGCTTTGGAAAAATCTTTGCGTGCTGTATTGCAGGCCGAGACCGAAAGCCCCGCCAGAATTCGCACACGTTACGCTAACATTTTACTTTGACAACCGACGCAGGCATGACGCCGACAACTACCAAAAGTTTTTGCTTGACGGGCTCGTTGCGGCGGGCGTGATTATGGACGACGACTTTGCGCACGTGCAAGTCACTTGTAAAGGGGCTTACGACAAGAAAAAGCCCCGCGTCGAAATCGAAATTAACGAAATAAATGAGAAATGACGGGAGATCAAAGCTATGGCTGATATGTCTGTTATAGAGGACATGGCGCGCGTTATGTGCGATTCCTGCCCGATATTGCGCAAGTGCGAGACTGTGCAGGACTGCTGCGTTGCCAGATTTGCCAAGCAGCTTTATTTGGCGGGCTATCGCAAGCAGGACGAGATCGTGCGTTGCAAAGACTGTGAATATCTTATGTTTTCCGATTGTTACGGAGAATGTAGAGCGGGGCGGCTTGGCATTGTGTCGCCAAACGATTATTGCAGCCGTGGAGTATTGAAAAAATTGAAATAATACCGCAAAGTAATTTATAATTGACCTATGAATTAACGAATTAAGGGACTGCCTTTTGGGCGTCCCTTTTTTCGCGTATTTGGGGGGCGATTATATGATTATCAAGCAAAATTTAGTGACGACGGGCAAATACGGCATTAAATGCCCTTATGCGATGATACCGCAATACATAACGATACATAACACGGCGAACGACGCGAGCGCAGAGAACGAAATAGCGTACATGATACGCAACAATAACACAGTGAGCTTTCACGTGGCCGTCGACGACAAAGAAGCCGTGCAGGGCGTGCCATTCAACCGCAACGCTTGGCACTGCGGCAACGACACGGGCAACCTAAAAAGCATTGCAATTGAAATATGCTACAGCAAGAGCGGCGGCGACAAATTCACGAAAGCATACGCAAACGCGCTCGAATTGACGGCGCAGCTTATGAAGCAATACAACATACCTGCAAGCAATATCTATTACCACAAGACGTGGAACGGGAAGCACTGCCCGCACAGATTGCTTGACATGGGCGTGACTGTGGAGCGATTCCGAGAAAAGGCGCGCGCGAAATACAACGCGCTTTATAACAGCAAAAGCAACGTGCTTTATACTGTGCAGATCGGAGCATACGCAAAGCGAGAGAACGCCGAAAAACAAAAGGCAAAGGCAGAAAAGGCAGGATTTGCGGCATTTATTGACGAGGTGACAAGCTAAAAGTAAAGGGGGCGGAAGTATGGCAGGCAAAGACAACTTACGAACGCCAAGCACGGAAGAAGCACGGGAACGGGGGAAGAAGGGCGGCAAGGCAAGCGGAATGGCGCGCAGGCGCAAAAGAGAGCTAAAAGAGCTTTTGGAGCTCGCCTTGTCGCAGCCAAGCGGCGCAGAAGAGGGCGAGGACAACTACACGGCTATTTGCGTGGCGCTAATTAACGAAGCTAAAAAGGGCAATAAAGGCGCGTTTGAAACGATCCGCGACACGATAGGCCAAAAGCCCGTTGAGAAAGTCGAAGGCGACATAACGGCCAAAATTGAGGTGGACTATGGCGAGTAATAAAAAGGGCGTGAGGGCGTGCGGGTAGCGTTTAACGCCGTCTTTAAAGAATTTAACGCGACGCGCTGCCGTTACCGCGTGGCCATGGGGAGCGCAGGAAGCGGCAAAAGCGTTGATATTGCCATGGACTATATTTTGAAGTTAAGCGACGCCAAGTATAAGGGCGCAAATTTGCTTGTAGTGCGGCAGACGGAAGCCAGCCACAAGGACAGCACTTTTGCCGAGCTTATAGGCGCTATTAACCGCATGGGGCTGCAGGCGTTCTGGAGCTATACCACAACGCCGCTGACGCTGACGTGCAAGGCCACTGGAAACAGCGTTATTTTTCGAGGATTCAACGACATGCGCGCGCGCGACCGCGTCCGCTCTATCACTTTCCCGCGTGGGAAATTAACTTGGATTTGGTGCGAGGAAGCGACCGAGCTGCAGGAAAGCGACGTTGATATACTGGACGACCGCTTGCGGGGCGAGCTCGACAACGCGGCGCTATATTACCAAATGACGTTTTCGTTTAACCCCGTGAGCGCGTCGCACTGGATCAAGCGCAAATATTGGGACTATAACAGCCCCGATATATTCAAATGTCACAGCACGTATTTAACAAACCGCTTTGTTGACGCTGCTTACCACAAGCGCATGCTCATGCGAAGAGATCAAGACCCCGAGGGCTATAAAATATATGGCCTTGGCGAGTGGGGCGAGACGGGCGGCCTTATACTGCAAAACTACGTTATAGAGGAGCTGCCGAAGGAATTTGACCGCTACGACGCTATATTATACGCGCAGGACTTTGGATACAATCACGCAAACTGCATTTTAGAGGTGGGCTTTAAGGATAGCGAAATATACATACTGCGCGAGCTCTACGTATTTGAAAAGGACACGGACGAAATAATACAGCTTGCGAACGAGCGCGACTTTGACAAGCGCAAAATTATGTATTGCGACAGCGCCGAGCCAGACCGCATTAACATGTGGAAAAAGGCGGGCTATAGGGCGCGCGCAGTCGTCAAGGGTGCGGGAAGCGTCAAAGCCCAGATTGACTATTTAAAGCAGCACAAAATACATATAGACGGGGCTTGCACTAACACTATAAAAGAGATTCAGCAGTGGAAGTGGCAAAAGGACAGCAAGAGCGGCACATATACCGACGAGCCCGTGAACGTATTCGACGACGCAATGGCGGCGCTGCGGTATTCTGTAGAGCCTTACCGCCAAAATAAGCAAATGAAAACTATAAACAAAGCATTATTAAGCCTTTAGGGGGTACGAATGGAAATTGATTATTTGGGCGACTACTCGCGCGCATCGAGCGGGCAGGATGTTTGTATAGAAGCCGATATAACGGAATTTGGCGAAGTAATCACGGACAATTGCATTTTGACGCTGTGGAGTGGCACGGACGTAATATATGAGTGCTGCGGGGAGTATTTGGGCGACCAATGGGCGTTTGTTATTCCCGCGAGCGTAACAATAGAGCTGCACGGGCGCTATTTCTACGCTGTGAGCTACGGCGGCGAGTATATCGACGTTAGACAGCCTATAACGATTATTTAAGCAGAGGGGGCACAAATGGCAGGCACAATAACGCACGAATGGAACGGCACAATTTTAACAGTGACAAGCGACAGCGGCACAGTTTCCGTTGACCTTAAGGGGGCACGTGGCGACATTGGCGACCGCGGCGATCAAGGCGCAGCAGGCGTCGCAAAGACCGAATAAGGGGGCAATATGGCAGGCACAATAACGCACGAATGGAATGGCACAGTATTAACGATAACGAGCGATAGCGGGACAAGCTCCGCCGATCTTAAAGGCGATAAAGGCGACAAGGGCGTGCGTGGCGCGCAGGGCGTTGCAGGCGGCGGCGGGGGCGACTTGGGCGACGTTGTAAAAATGTTTGAAACCCCGAACGGCGAAATAACAAGCCTTTCCGTGCCCGAGGGAGTGACGAAGCTGAAAAGCTATTGCTTTTCGTATTGGGAGAGCTTGGAGAGCGTAACGCTGCCGAGCACGCTGACCGAGATCGGCGGATCGTGCTTTGAGTATTGCTCCGCGCTGCGCGACGTCGTGCTGCCCGAGGGCTTAACGACTATATACGTGCGGGCATTTGAAGAGTGCAGCGCGCTCGAAAGCATTGTTATTCCTGCCAACGTCGACGAAATCCGCGAGTATACTTTTGGTTGGTGCAGCGGGCTTAACGCTGTAACCTTCAAAGGCACGCCGTCAAGCATAAACGTGAACGCTTTCAAGTCGTGCACGCAGGCAATGACTATTAACGTGCCTTGGAGTGAAGGAGACGTGGCCAACGCGCCTTGGGGGGCAACCAACGCGACAATTAACTATAACGTAAACGTATAAGGAGAAAACGCAGTGTTTTACATTGACAAAGAGCGAGAGCTTACGCCCGAGCTTTTGGGCAAGATTATAAACAAATTCGTTTATACTGTGCAGCCGACATTGCAGCGGCGAAAAAACTACTACGACGGAAAACACGACATTTTGAACAAGCGCTATTCCGACGAAAGCAAGCCGTGCAACCGCATTGTTACGAACTTTTGCAAGATTATCACGAATACATACGGCGGCTATATTGTCGGTAAGCCCGTGAGCTATACAAGCAACGACGATATTAGCGAGATTCAAGACGGCATCAACTACAACGACGACAACGCGGAAAATATCGCATGGCTTAATAACGCGCTTATTTACGGCGTGGGCTACGAATTGCAGTGGCTTGACGATAACGCAAAAGTGCGCTACTCGCAGGCCAACCCGCTAAACGCTTTTGCTATTTTCGATAACACGCTAAATAGCGAGCTGCTGTATTTCGTCCGTTGGTATGATTTTGATAATTTGGACGACACCGAGATCGTATATATTGAGGTATACGACAAAGCGACAGTGACGACGTACAAGGCGCACGGCATCGGCAGCGCGCTCGAATTGGTGGAAGCTCCAAAAGCGCACTATTTCGGAGACGTCCCAGTTTCTGTGTTTTTTCTCAACGAAAGTGAGGAAAATATTTTTGACAGCATCGCAACGCTTAACGACGCCTATAACGAGCTCCAAAGCTCCGAGATTGACGACTACCAAGCATGGGTGGACTCTTATTTGCAACTCGTAGGGTGCGACGCTGACGCGGACGACATTGCGAAAATGAAGGAAAACCGCGTGCTTGTTATGCCCGAGGGCGCAAGCGCTGCGTGGCTTACGAAGAACGCGAGCGACACGCAAATTGTAAACATGCTTGACAACATCAAGAAAAATATTTACAAAGTGTCCGCGTGTCCCGATATGGCGGATGAAGCCTTTCTGGCGCAGAGCGGCACAGCCCTTGCATATAAGCTCGTTGGCTTTGAAAACGTCGCAAGCGGCATCGTGGCGCAGTTTACCAAGGCAATACAGCGGCGCATTGAGCTTATGTGTAATATCCTCAACCTCAAAGCGTCGGAAGCAATCTGGCGCGACGTCAATATTAACTTTGTTCGCAACCTGCCTATAAATATCACGGAAACCATTCAGCTTATTAACGCGCTCAAAGGCACTGTGAGCGATAAAACGCTGCTTGCGCAGCTCCCGTTTATAGACGACGTCGAAGCCGAGCTTGAAGCTGTGCAGGAGCAGAAGCAAGCAAATATGGACTTGTTCGGCTTGGCAGCGCATAGCGGCGGCCATGGTGACGAGTAATGCCGCGGGACTACTGGAAGGATCGGCAAGCAAAGGCGCTCACAACGCTGTCAAGCAAGAGCTCAAAAGAGATTGACGCACAGCTAAAAAAGTATTATAGGCGCACAATGGAAACGACAATAAAGGACTTTGAAGCGACCTATGATAAATTGCTCGCGTCAATGGACGACGGACGAGCGCCGACGACTGCCGATCTTTATAAGTTAGATAAATACTGGCAAATGCAAGCGCAGTTAAAAGACCAACTGCAGGCGCTCGGAGACGAGCAGGCGGCCGTTTTAAGCAAGGAATTTGAAGCGAATTATATAAACGTGTACGAATCACTCGCGAAGAAAGACGGCGGCGCATTTAGCCGTATATCGACCGAGACAGCGCAGCAAATGATCAATAACGTCTGGACGGCAGACGGAAAATCATGGAGCAAACGTATTTGGGAAAACACGGCCGACCTTGCCGAGACGCTAAACGAAAAGCTCATTGAGTGCGTCGTTGGCGGCAAAAAGACAGGCGAGCTAAAAAAAGCACTCATGGAGCGTTTCGGCGTGTCGTTCAATCGTGCGGACGCTTTGGCGCGCACCGAGCTTGCGCACATACAGACGCAGGCCGCGAAGAAACGCTACGAGGAAACGGGCGTTGAGCGCGTGCAAATATGGGCTGATCCAGACGAGCGCACGTGCGATATTTGCGGCAAGCTCCACAAAAAAATATATCCCGTCAACGCTAACGTGCCGATTCCTGCGCATCCGCGTTGCCGCTGCTGTATTATTCCCGTTATTGATATTCCAGAGGAAGAAGAGACGGCGCAAGAGCAGCAAACGCCGAAAGCGAACGAGCAAACGGCGCAAAATAGCTTTGTGGCTGCTAAAACTGTGGACGAAGCGCAAGCATACGCGGATAAATTCGTGCAATCGTATAAGACGAAATATAGCGGCAACGTCTCTTACAAGGGGCTTGACACGGAGCACGCTAACGCCGTCAACAGAGCGCTGACGCAAGTCTTTGACGACTACGACGTTGCACCGCTCCAAAATATTGAGACAATGAATTTTAGGGAGAAAAAATGGAAATTTGCCATTGAGGACGGCACGGCCGCG